ATATCTATATTTATTCTTTCCTTGACGGGTGCTCTTGCCGCTATTGGTCCATTGATTCTTGCCTTTGGTACTTTAAGTTCCGTGACTGGAATTGCGATGAGAGGAGTGTTCAAATTCCTTCCAGACTTAAAGAAGATGGATGGTGGTTTTATTGGTTTAACAGAAACGATCAGAGGGTTTGGTAAAGCTTCTGGTGAAGCCTCTAGAAAATTTAGTGATAGTTTCAATACAGCTTATACAAATTTTCTAAGTAACAAGAGTCTTTATACCAAACCAGGCAGTGTTATGAGTTTTGGTGGGGCTGCATCAGCTTCTTCAGCAGCACCAGATGTTAAAGAACTTTCCACTAGAAATATTCTTCCAAGCTATGTAAAGAATAGAAATGATCTTGACAAGCTAGTTGCTCTTGAACAAAGAAAAATGATTAATGCAATGGCTAGACAGAGCAGTATGATGGGTGGAGTCCCTATTTCTCAAAGAGATATCGGCATTGCTCGTGGAACGGTGAGAGGACCAAGCGGAAGATTCTTAAGCTCAACTCCTGGATCAAGAATTGTATCAAGAGCTATGGCTCCAGGTGGTGGAGCAGATTTTGGTGCGGCAGAAACTGCATTGTTTGCAAGACTTGAAGCTGCTAGAGCCGCTTCTCATGCAAAAGATGTAGCAAGAGAGCAACAGCTTCATGCGCAAAAACTTGCAAATATTGCAAAAGAAAATGCTGCGAAAGCACGAGCAAGTGTTTTTGAAAGGGCTGGTATTACATCAAGGGCTGGTATAGATCCAAGCGGTAAAGGCACAATTCAAAGAATGTTTAGTGGAAGAGATGTTACCGATATTCAAGCGGCAAAACTTGCTAAGGGTGGTTTTGGAGCAACACTTACAAAGATAGGTTTGGGTAAAGAAGCTTTTGGAGAAAAAACTGGATTAAGGCTTAAGCAGCTTATTCCAAGACCAAGATCTGTTAAAGAACTTGGCGGTGTTGCTACAGGTGGAGCAAAGAAAGCGTTTGGGGCAGTAATGGATAGTAACCCAATGATGGGTGCAAAACTAGCTGTCCAGGGATTGAAAGAAGAATTTAATCACATTGATGGATCCGCTCCTGGCACATTTAAGAAGATTACAGCCGCTGTTAAGGGATTTACATCTGAATCTGGCAAAGCAAAGAAGTTGATTGGATTAATGAAATTTGGATTCGCTGGTCTTGGAGTAGGTCTTATTCTTGGGACTATTGCAGTCCTCGTTGTTACTGTAATGAGAAACTTTGAATCATTTAAGAAAACTGGTGAGAAAGGAATGTTTGCGCTCAAGAGAGTTCTTAATATTCTGAAAGATACTTTAGGTGAATTGATTAGACCAGTACTTGATTTATTTTCTGCGTTTGGCTCTGGTAGTGAACAGGGGTCTAGCGCAGCCGAGGGTATAGGTAAAGCATTCACAGCTTTAATGTCAGTTGTTGAAAAAACAGCTAATTTTATTAAAGCAATTGTTGTTCAAGTAATTCAACCAATCTTTTACTCCATTGCTAATGTTGTAGCTGCAGTTGTATCTATATTTCAAGGTGAATGGGGTAAGGCTGCTGGCTATCTTGTTTCAGCAATTGGCTTTGCTTTAAAGCTTGTTATAAATATTGTAATTGCTGGTATGAAGGGTTTTGTAAGCCTTTTTGGTCTTGGTGTTAAAGCAGTTCTTACATACTTCACATTGATTCCAAAAGCTGTAGCTAAGATATTTACATTCCTTGGCAAAATTCCTGGTATCGGCGGAATGTTTAAAGGATTAGGCGATAGTATCAACTTTGTTGTTGATGGAATGTTCGGTCTTGTTGATGCAGGAACTGGTGCTGTAAACGGTCTACTTGATGCGGCTGGTAAGGCGGCAAATAAGGGTCTAGATGCTTTGACTTCAAAAGGAATTGGTAAGTCTGTTGGAAAAGCTCTTAACGGAGCTAAAAAAGAAGCTGAGGATGGCGGAAATGCTATTGGAGAAGTTGCAAATGAAGCGATTACTAATTCAACTGGTGAAGGTCTTGGGGATAAAGTTAAAGATGCTGTTAGGGGCGCTTATAAAGATGCCATTAAAGATCTAGCTCAAAAGCTTCAAGATTATGTCAAAGGTGAAATGTCTAATGCTCTTAATAAATTGCAAACAAATCTTGAAGAAGCATTGAAGAAACAAAAAGATGCTGCTCTTGCTGTCTATGATTCACAAATTGATACTCTTGACAAGCTTGCTAAGGCGGAAGAATCTCTTACAAAGACAAAGGAATATGAGGCAGCTAGAAGACAGGCTATTGAGGAAAGGGCGCTCCAGTCTCAGAACTATATTAGAAATCGTGCTCTCGCAATTTACGAAGGAAGAATTGATGATGCAAGAATGCTTGATCTTCAGGATCGCAAAGATGCAGCAGACAGTGCAAAGTCAATTGGTGAAATTGATTCCTCAAGAAAGAAAGAACTTGCTGCAGAAAATCTTGATGCGCTAAAATCAGCTATTACCGCTGCAAGAGAAGAGGCAGATAAGTTCTTTGATACTACTGCTGCGAAGTTTGGGGAATCGGCTGCGGAAATTCTTAAGTTCCCTCCAGTAACAAAGCAAGATTATATTGACCAGATGACATCCCTTACCGAGTTGGCTAAAAAAACAGCTAACGATAGCGGAACTGAATTTTCAAAAATGTTTGATGACTTTACATCAACAATAAGTAGCAAGATGCCAAATGATGTTGTTGGTGCATTTACAACAAATCTTGATGATTTGGTCAAAGTTGCTGTTGATAAATATGGTCTTGGAAAAGGAACTGCTGACAGCAGCACTGTGATTGGTTCAACGATTGGAATGCTCATGGATATGGGTGGAGCTATGGGTGATAATAAGCAATTCGTTGTTGACACTTTTGGAGAAATTACAACTGGTATTAAAGATAACGCATCTGATGGTTTTAAAGAAATCACAACGCTTATCTACAGTGGATTCGTAGCAGACTTTAATAAAGCAGTAACTGATGCTGATCCAACTACTGTCTATCAGAAAGCGATTAAGGATGGCAACAAAGCAATCCTGGATGACTTTAGAAATACTGTTGGCGGTGTTGGTTCTGAAGTTGACAATATGAAGGACTTGCTTGATCCTTTGATTCAGAAATGGGCATTGCTTGAAGCTCAAGCAAAAGCTGCTGGTGACGCTCAAGCAGCAGCTGCTAGTGGTGACGGTGGAACACCTAGTGTGCCTCCAGTATCTAGCGCAGTGAGACCAATTGGCTACTATGGATCCGTAGATACATATCTCTCTAGATTGGCAGTTGCTTCAAGAGCTGCGGTTCTTGGACAAAACAGTGGTCCAAGATGGATGGGTGGAAGTATTCCTAAATTTGCTGCTGGTGGTTATTTGAACAAAGCAATGTCACAATCAATACCAGCGCTACTTCATGGTGGTGAATATATTATGAGCGCAAAAGCTGTGCAGAGTATTGGAGCCGCAACTCTGCAGAACCTTAACAATATGAGATTTAATGCGCCAAGGAATTCAGCACCAAATGGTGGACAAAATGTAACTATGTCAACACAAAATACAAATATTTATGTTGATAATTTTATTGGTGAAGAAGAATGGTTTAACTCAATGATGAAGGAGTACAATATCAATGTATTGCCAAAGAATCAAAAAGCGGCTGGTGTTCAACCTCGTGTTGTAAGGTCGTATAACGGAATCAACCAGGGTCTGTAATGCCTGCTATCCAAAATCAATTACCAACTTTAGTCAATGTAATAAAACTCAATGGCACTGAAATAACCGAACATGGCAGAACACTATCAACATCGGTTGATAGCAATTCATCTGATGTAATGATGAATAATGGAAACAAAAAAAGATATATTAAGTCAGCAAAAAATACATACAGCCTTAGCTATTATTATCTCCCAAGCAACACTGATAAGACCATTGATGGTCGGGTCGGTAGAGATTATTTAATCTCTCTAATGTCGTACAGGGGTAAAATAACTCTATCAATTGACATTGACCCAAATGAACCACCATTCACAACATATGTCTACGCAGACTCATACTCGGAAGAGCTGGTAAGAAGAGATATTAAAACAGACTGTTCATATTACAATGTTCAAGTCTCGTTCAGAGAGGCTTAAATGTCTGACAATAGCCTATATTCATTCTCAGACCCATTTAGCCGTGGTATAGATTTTTACCAAGGCGATGAAGCTGATGTCTTTATTGAGATTCAAGTCAGTTCGGGTCTAACTGTTTCGCTCACCAATATTATTAATATTGCCTCAGACATATCTGCGTCAGCTTCGCTAGACACATCTTTTACGAAGATAGCCTATGCAGCGGCGGATCTGTCTGTAGATGGCGCAACCGTAATTGTTGCAACAGAAAGACAAGATGGTTCAGTAAGCATTTCTGGCGATGTATCTCTTAGCACAAATATTACAAAAATTGCATATTCCGATTCTTCAATTTCTGCAAATTCAGACATCTCTGTTACCAGTATAGGGCTGCGCATATCTCAGATTTCTATTGAAGCTAATTCCAATGTGGTATCTTCAATTCTTAAATTTGCTCATTTAAACACTGCGCTTTCATCAAATACAAATGTTTTAGCATCTGGAACAGCAATCAAGTTTGCATCAGCAAACCTTTCTGGGTCTGTAAATCTAAGCACTATTGGAAGAATTACTCTTGCAACAGCCAGAATTGTTCTTTTGCAGAATACAAATGTCAGCGCTAAGTTTGTTAAGTTTAGCTCGGTAACTGGTGTTGATTCAAGCTCAATAAGAACATTGTTGATACTTGATGGAAAGCCATTGACAAACCAAAACAGAACTTTAAATATATCCTCAATGCCTGTATTTATTGAAAATAGAAATTGGGCTGGCGATAGTTCAAGATATTATAAAAATCAATCATCTGCAGATAAAAAGTCATTCAGTATAAACTGGAGATTTATTCCTAACTTTAGAGAATTCACTGTTGATGAAAGACACTCCAGGGACTACCTTAGAAAAATATCACTGGACCCAGATGTTCACCAATTAAAAGTTATTAATCAAGATTCTGATGGAGTCACTCCATATACAGAAACTGTTTACAATGTCTTTATTAAAGACTTTTCTGAAAATTTAATTAGAAGAGATATGGTTGATAATGTATACTATTTTGATTGCTCTATTTCATTAGAGGAGGTGTAGTGTTAACAACTGATATTTACGGCAAGACTTTATCTAGCTCTTTTGAGACAGCATCTACCTCAGTAGCCCAAAGAGTAAAGCCAAAAATTGTTATTCAATGGTTAGATAGTAGGCATATTGATAATCTGGTTGTCACTACAAATGATAGCCATGCGAATTCGGCATACCCTAGTATCGGTTTTTATTTTGATAAAACTCAAGCTTTTAATGGCGTGGAGAGGCAATCTTTTACATGGGCTGTGGCTGGTGCAAAAGACGAGAATGGTAAGGTTATTACGGCAGATGGAACCTACCATGCAATGCCTTCCTTGACGGGCAGTGATTTAAGCAATACCCAACTGGGCAGCTCTCTTGAATTTGGGTGGTGGTCAAATAGCGTTAGTAATTCAAACACTCATTCTACATACAGTGGATATGGCTTCTCAACAAACCCGTATATCCAGGCTGTTTTTGATGAGAGGAAAGTTAATCGTATCCGCATTGTGACATCTGAGTTTTTTGGCGGTATTTCAAACTATCTAGTTGAGGCTTACAACGCTGCTTCAACACTAATCCTTTCGGAAGAGGGACAGGTAAAGGATGGTTCATATTATCAAGATCACATTATATCAACACAAACATCACAAAATGTTGCAAGAATAAGGGTGACTGTTCGCACAACAAAGAACCCTCAAGATAGGGCAAGAATTCAAGAAGTAATTCCTATCTATGAAACAGATATTACAGACTATGTAATTGATTATGAATTCTCCAGAACAAGAGATGTTCATCAAAGCAGCTTGCCAATTGGTGGATCTGAAACCGCTAAAGCATCTATCAATCTAGATAATACAGAAAAGAATTTTAGTATTTTCAATAATGCTTCATTGTTTGGTAAGTATATGAAGAAAGATTTAAAAGTAAGTATCGCTACGGGTTGGAGAATTAAAAAAAATTTAGAAGATTTAAATGCAGAATACTACTCATCCACCATTGCTTCAAACATCACATCTTCATCAACAACTATCTCTGTGGTAGACGCTACTGGATTTCCATCTGGCGGTGCTGGTAATTATTTTACCCTGATAATTGGTAAGGGAACTCAGAATGAAGAGATAATCCTATGTTCTCAGTCAAGTGATGATAGAACAGTTGTTGTTGAGGAGAGGGGTTATGCTGGGTCTATTGCAAGAAGTCATGCGTCTGGTACATCCATAACATTTGATTTATTTGAATATGTATCTGCTGGAACATATTATGTTGATGAATGGTCTTCTTCTTCATCTTCAATGTCCGTGTCAGTATCACTCAATGACTGGTCAAAATATTTAACTGAAAGAACAATTAATACAGGCTTCTTTATGCAAAATGCATATGTTGGAGATGCTGTAAAAAATCTATTGATGAGGGCAAACTTTCCAAGTGCCGATGTTAAGAAGCTAGGTAAATATAGTTCTGGTTCTAGGGATCGTGGAGCAATTGCCAATTACTCTTTTAACGAAGAAGCAATTGACCGAAGCGGCAATGTTATTATTCCTGGAAGTGGTTTGAGAGCAAGGTTCTGGGGAATGCCTTCTGGTGGTGAGCCTAATGTAAAAGATATATTAGCAGATGCGCTAGACAAGCAATTGTCACCACTTGACTTAGCCCTTGGGTTAAAATCATTTGTAAGCCCGAGCTATGTTGCTCTGTCAAAAGATATCTCAGACAATGTGACATCGGCAATTGAAATTACCGATTTTTCTTTTACTGGAACAAACGGCACAACATATAGTCAATACTTTAACGGCGTATTTGACGGGTACTACATCCCCAGAACATCTGGTGAGCAGAGACTTGTTGTTTATATTAGATATGGTGGTGTAAGAATATATCTAGATGACACTCTGATACTTAATCAATGGAGAATGAACACAACAACTGGCGGGGCGCTGACCAGGTTCCAATCAGACCTTCTTGACTTAACAGCTGGCTCTCCAAGAAAAATAAGAATTGAATTTTTTCATTCATTTGATGATAGTAACGGATCAAGCTTTTCAATCAAACTCTACAAAGCTGTTGGTATATCTTCTGATGCGCTGATCAGCGCTGGTGAGTTTTGCACAGTTGTGGCAACTGACTCTATTGGGTCAAGGAATGCCGCATTTACCTCAGATCCAAATAGAAATGTTAACAGGAATAATGGTATCTATATAGCCTCACCATCTCTATCTCAAGCAACTGGGTTAACATCGGAGCCAGATAATAAGTCTGTGCTTCTTGCGTCTAATTCTTATATTAGAATACCTTATCACTCTTCGCTAGATGTGACTAATTCAAATTCATATCTCTACACTGGTGACTGGTCTTTTGAGTTGTTCACTAAGTTTAACAGCGGATCGTTTGCCTCGGATGGGGAGTATATAAGTAACTGGTCTAATTCAAATCCTAATACTGGTTTTGAATTTTTTAATAATAGCTCATCTCATGGGTTTAAAATAAAAACACTGTCCAATGCAACAGTTGTTACAGAAACAGTATCTTCAAACACTGCTCTGTCTAATTCTTCTTTCCATCATATTACTGTCACATATTCAGACAATACTCTTAAATACTATGTTAACGGTCAAATTGCAGATAGCGAGGTTGTAGAAGGAACACCTATTGCATGGACAAGTAGAGATATTACAATTGGTGGTCGTGGTGCTTCTTATACTTCTGGGACTGGGGAATCAGCCCCGTCTGCATTTAGAGCGTTTACTATTGATGAATTCGCACTGTATAATGTCGCTCTATCTGATCAAGATGTTGCGGAGAGATATAGTGAATCAAGTATACAGCCTTTGACAATGTTTCCATTTCTTTATGGTAATGATGAAACAATCAGGTCAATTCTTGACGGTATAACATTTGCTGATCTTGGTCGTGTATACATAGATGAACAAAACAAAGCAAGATACGAGCATTTCTATCGTTTTTTTGAATCATCAATTCCACAACATGCCAATGTGCAATACACCATTAGCGACTCTTCTAGTATTATTGATGCTGACTACACTGTTGCGCTACAGTGTAATAAAGTGGTTATACCGATTGCAGGGCTTGCATCAGCCGCTGCTGGAACACAGTCTCTATGGAGAGCCCCAGATCCTACAACGCTAAGCTCTGTTGCGCTTACTGCAAATATAAACTCAAGCGCTAATACTATTTATGTATCAACAACCGAGGATCCACCATTCCCAACTTCTGGGTATTTAAAAATTGAGAGTGAGATTGTAAAATACAGCTCAAAGACAAGAAACTCCTTTAACAATGTTGAGAGAGGTCAATTCCAGACTACTGCTGCTTCTCATGTTACTAGCGCTAAGGCAAGAGAGGCTAAGTATTACAACCTTAAGTATGACAAGGCACCAGCTTTTAATATTAGATCACCTTTCATAACTGGAATTCTATTTGAAGATCCAGATGAAATTGAGATTGTTAAGTTTTTGCCTGGTCCTTATGGAGCTGAGTTAATAATTTCAACATCAAATAGTGTCGGGAGTGGAACAATTGTATTTGCTGAGGGAACCAACCCTCTTACAGACAAAGTTGCATTTACATCAATTGCTGGTGTTCCAGTCATTATCACTGAGCAGAATACTCAGGTTACTCAGCAATCAGCATTGAACACTGATTCAATCAAAAAGTATGGACTAAAGGATGTTATTATTGAAAGCCCATTTATTAGCGATGCAGTGCATGCTCAGAAACTAGCTGATTTTATAATCTCTAAAACACAAGACTCTGTTCCAATTCTTAATATTAATGCTACAGCTATTCCAAAGATTCAACTTGGTGATAGAATAAGAATATCAACAATGAGCTCTTTTGATATAATTAATGCTGACTACTGGGTGATATCTCAATCACTAAATGTTGGAGACACCCTGCAGCATCAGTTAACTCTTAGGAAGGTGGTTTAATGGCAACAAGCAATTCTATATCTGAAAATGCAATTTCTTTCTATGCCTCTGGTGGTCACTCTCATGATGGCTCTACCTCTTCCTTAATCAAGACAGACTCATATTCCATTTATGACTTTAATCCAAGTTTCGTTGGAGATAATCCAGAGAGAAGGCGGGCTCAGGTTAATAATTATAATTCCTTTAGGCAATTAGTTGTTAATACGATTAACTCTACTGTTCTTGAGCCAGCAGGTATTGTACTGCAAGATAATATTATTAACAGCAGAAATATAATTTCTGGCTCAATCACGGCAGTAGAAATTGCATCAAACACAATCACTGCAGATAATATTGCGGCAAATACGATTACTTCAAATAACATTGCAGCAAATACAATTACTGCAAATAATATTGCTGCAGGAGCGATTACTGCAGATGAATTATCAGCAAGTCTTGTTCTTGTTAACAATGTAATTAGAAGCAATAATTTTAACGGAACTATTGCTGCAAATAATGTAATTACATCTCAAGGAACATCTGGGTGGGCTATAACAAGTTCTGGTGATGCTGTATTTTCAAATACCGCTATCAGAGGAACATTGACTGCTGGTGCTTTATATATTAACGCTAATAATTATTGGAATGCAAATGGTACAGTAGTCATGGGTAATGCAGCTGCTAGCAGTGGTTTTTATTTTAACCCATCTACGGGATTAGCGGTGACAGGGCAGATAACGGCTACATCGGGAAGAATAGCTTCTTTTGATATTATTGGGTCCAGCCTATACACTGGAGATTCTTTTCTTGGATACATAAATTTAGGTCCAACCACTACGGCTCATGGTGGTGTTCCTGCGGGTGAGATTGTAGTTGCAACTAGAGACCCTGCTGATAACCATGTAGTCTCTTCATCACTAAAAGGGCAAGAGCTAAGAATTGCAGATGCTGACAATGCAGCCTATACAACAGTGGTTAATAAATATGGTTTTTACACTAATGGTGTTGTATCAAGTGATGCTGTCCAAACGGATTCTGTCGTATACCCATATAGCGCAAATCAAATAGCTTTTAGATGGTCAGGAAGTGCATTATATGCAGTAATTGATGGAACTACAGAATACTTATTAAATACTGGGTCCTCATCCCCAGCAGTTACGGCAGTTAGTCCTGCAGTTACTCCTTCAGTTAGCACTTCTGTTGTTCCAGGCGGTGGTTGCCCAACCTGCCCTACGCATACAGAGCCATGCTGTCCACCAGCGGCTTGTGGTTATGATGAAAAGCTTGGAAATTATTGCTTGTAATTTTTTGATAAAAATAGTTATTTGCTATGATATACTGAAATAATATTGAGAACGGAGATTTGAAATGAGTAGTGCAGAGCAAAATAGCGTTTGGGAGCCAAAGGTTCCAACGGAGCCAGATAATAATTTTAATGACTGGTTAAACTGGGAGAATAGATTTTCGGAGTATGGAGAGCCAGGATATGAAAGGCTAACACTCCCAGCAAAAGTTCCAAAAGTCTTTGGTAGTGATTCACCTGTTGATCTTATTTTTACGCTTCTCCGAGGTGATGATGGTTTGCTTATTGGTGTTCATGCATCATATTTTGATACTGATGGAATCCGACATCCATTTTTAATGACAGTGCATCCTGACCACAGAAGAAAGGGAATCGCAACACAGATTGCTCTCTATCTAGAGGAAGAATTTGTTGCAAATGAAGCTCATAAGTATGGAATGTCACCTGCTGAATTTGCTGCAATGCCAAGATCTGAAATGGCAGCGCTAGTCGTGCCAGATATTTATAAAGATGTGACAGTGAATAATGCTGGCGCTGGTTTTCTTAACAAGCTTGTTGACCAGTTTTACAATGTTGAAAGAGAATTTTAATTATGACACCGTATCAAGAATGGAAGAAAAGTCTAGGTGAAACTCGCCCTTGGGATGTTCTTAATCCAAATACGGAGAAAGTATCTGAAGAAGAAGCCGAGAGGCGAATGTCTATATGCGAGCAGTGCCCGAGCCTACTTAAAATTACTAATCAATGTAAAGAGTGTGGTTGTGTTATGAAGTTAAAAACTAAGTTAATGAAAGCGACATGTCCACTTGATAAGTGGTAATATGCCAAAAAAAATAGCACCTGGTATTTATGTTTATAATTCAGATCAGATTTCTGGCTATCTTGATGTTGTAAAAAACAATATAACTGTATTTTTTAATGACGGGAAACTCGTATCCCTAGATTCAGAAAATGGGCAGTACAACAGTGTTGTTGATACAGATATAAGAAAAGTAGGTGTTTTTTCTTTTTCACAATCCTATTCATGTCATGAAGATGACCCTGTTAATATTTTTAAAAGACAAATTGAAAAAATAGGAGATGAAGTTATTAACTCCTATAGAGGAATTCATAACATGGGTAATTTATTAAAAAATCACGAGTGGCAGATCATAAAGTACGATGTTGGTAGTTTTTTTAAAAATCACATTGACGATTGTGCCGCTTACAGCAGAACTGTTTCTATTCTTATGTATTTTAATGACGATTATGATGGCGGGGAGATTGAATTTCCAGAGTTTGATATTTTCTACAAACCTCAATTGGGTGATATTCTGGTATTCCCTTCAAGCTTTATATATAACCATAGTGTGAAGGAAGTGACCAGTGGAGTGCGATATGCAGCAGTTAATTGGTTTTCTTATGCAAAACTCAATAAATGATGTATAATAGATAAATGGCTTACGAAAACTACTCATTTGTGTCTTGGACTGATGGAACCCCGATCACTGGAGACCGCCTCGCTCAAATGTCCACAAATATAGATCAGGTTAAAGACGCTACTGATGACAAACCGTTTGGTCTTTTAAAGTTTAAAACCGTTACATCAAGTCCTGGATCGTGGTCAGATTTTACTGAGCACGAAATTATCAAGCTCGCTGATGAATCTGGAACTGGTGGTGCTGATAATAGAGTGACTGTTGGATCTAGTCGTTTTTATAGAGTAACAATTAATTTTACTGGTTTTGTTGTTGACGCAAAGGGTTCTGAGGATTCAACATATAACTTAAAAATATGCACAGGCACTTTTGGAGGGGCAAACACAACTCTCCAGCAATACAAGTTTACTGCTCATCCGTTTACATATGTTGATGTATCAACCCTTGGTAACTCTGCGACAATCGCAAATCATTCATTGAAGAATAATGCTTATGACACAAGATTTGGTGCAGGCACTCATTCAATCATTCTCCAGAGCAATTCTGCTGGATTTACAAATCAATCTTACTTCGTTAGTGTGAAGAGAGATCAGGGTGCAAGTGCTAACAATGCCCCATCTTATTCCATTCCAGCTTCCGTTGGTGGTGAATTGCAAATGTACATTGAAGATGTCGGTGGAACAGCCTAATCCTGTTAGAGGTGGTTTGGCATCTAGGCGAGATGATATAGACTGGTCTGCAAAATTTGCTAATGGCGAGGAAAGCCCTAATTTTAGCGGTGGTAAATATATAGATGATAAGGGATATGTTCGTGTATTAAATCCAGATCATCCTAAAAATATTCGTGGATATGTTTATGAGCATAGGCTTGTGATTGAGCAGTATTTAAATAGATACCTTCAGCCTTGGGAAACTGTTCATCATATTAATGAAATTAAAATAGATAATAGGCTTTCTAATTTATTTTTATGCACACCTCAAGAGCATAGTGCTCTTCATAAAGAGGGTGTTAGGATGAAGGATGAGCAGAAGCAAAAGATGAGAAAAACTGCTCAAGAAACAAAACCTCATACAAAAAAGAAAAATGCCTCTAATAAGATTGCAATCAAAAAAAGACTCCCATAGACAATTTCATTGACTATACTGTGGTATGCTAGACGGAAACCAAAGGAGTCCTAATGAAAGTTTGTGCAACAGAAGGTTGTAATATTGAGTTTGAACCAAAAACGGCTAATGCTAAATATGGTGATAAATCATGCAGAAAAACCATAGATATTAATGGTCTATGTAGATATAGAAAAGAAAACGGTCTATTTGAGATAGGAGAAAACCCATTGACTGGAACAGTGCCAGAAACAGAAAGCGAATTGCGTCTTTCTTATAATAAGTTATTGCAGGAATACAATAAAGCAAAAGAAAAGAATGTTGATCTAGCAGACGCTGTATATCGTGCGGTGCGAGAAGATATTGAGTCGGTTAAGTATGTACCAGTACCAAAGCCAAAGTTTGGGAAAGCTACTAAAGGTGAGGAAGTCGCTGTTGCTGTTATTGCAGACTGGCAGTTGGCAAAAATCACTCCAGACTACAACTCGCAGGTTTGTGAGGAAAGAATTTATAAGTATGCAGAAAAGATTATTCAACTTACTGAGATTCAGAGACAAGATCACCCAGTAAAGGAATTGCATATTTGGGCTCTCGGAGACATTATTGAGGGAGAGCTTATTTTCCCAGGTCAGTCATTCTTGGTTGATGGTGGTCTGTACAGACAGATTACTGTTGACGGTCCAAGAATCATGAAGAACTTTATCAACATGATGCTTGAAAATTTTGAGAAGATTGTTTTTGTCGGTGTTATTGGAAATCATGGTTCAATTGGTGGTAGAGCTAGAAAAGATCATGACCCTGAGACCAATGGTGACAGAATGCTTTATCGCATTACTCAACTCATGTTTGAGAATGAGAAAAGAATTGAATTCAGAATCCCTGATGGTCGTGGTGAAAGACACTGGTATGCAGTTGATAAGATTGGTAATTACAAGAGTCTATTGTGTCATGGTGATCAGTTCGGTAGTCTTTCAACATTCTACGGCTTTCAGAAGAAGGCTTATGGTTGGAAGATCGGGGCTATAGAAGATGATTTTGATGATGTCTATCTAGGACACTTCCATACTCCTACAAAGATGACATTCAATACTGTTCAGATGAGAATTTCAGGAAGTCCTGAATCAACAAACACTTATGCTGTAGAGAGACTAGCTGCTGTAGGCAGACCATCACAGCCTCTTATGTTTGTGCATCCTGAAAAGGGTATTGTTACTGCTGAATACAATTGCTGGCTGGATTAATATGGTTAAAGCAACT